TGACTGTGTTTCGTCAAATACACAACCATCTAAAAATATACCTCTTAGAGCTTGATCGTTCTCAGCTCCAAGAATTGTGATCCTTGAACCATTTGGTAGATCACATCTTAATTCTGACTCATTAAATTTTGTGCCAGGTATTTTACCTGCAAATTGTTTTATATAATCCCAAGCAGTAGATTTACCTTGTTTAAATGTTGGCGAAATAAAGGCATATCTGGGGTTTGGCAAGGGACAAGTAAGTGCTGCTCTAATCATGTGATTAACTAGCATCACTGTCTTACCACTTCTTCTGTGTGCAACGATTACATTAAATCGGTGCTTATCAATTTCTTTGTGCAAAAAATTTTGTAATTCTCTTGGTTTATATGGAATGACTATTTCTGGCATTTTAAATTAAAACCCCCTCAATCCTATCCTTTGCAATATTAAAATAGTTTTGATTTTTTTCAATTCCAATAAATTTTCTGTTTAAATTCTTAGCTGCAACCCCTGTACTACCTGATCCCATTGTAAAATCTAAAACAGTATCGTTTTCATTAGTATAAGTTTTTATTAAGTATTCTAATAAAGCTACTGGCTTTTGTGTTGGGTGTAATTTTTTCCTCTTTGCATTAGAAAATTCAATAATTGTTTTTGGAAATTTACCTTTTACGGTCTTGGTAAATCCTTTTTGTGAATTGCCTTTTTCAAATAATTTACTTTTGTTGTACTGTGTGGCAGTTCTAGTTTTATCCAAGTCAGTCTTTATTGGAAAATATTTAGATCTTTTGTTATAAAAAACAGAAATAAGCTCATGTTGTCTTAATGGTTGGTATTTAGCAATTAAAGGATTGCCAATATTTTTTTTATTCCAAATCCAATCATACTTAAAACATTTGATATTTGATGTTCTTAAATAACTACTAAAAGGTTCAGTACCAAACAAAGCTATACAACCATTATCTTTAATAATTCTTTTAAGTTCTTTCCACATTAGATCAAATGGAATTATGCTATCCCATTTACAATCTGTTGTTCCGTAAGGTGGATCAGTTAAAACTATATCCACACTTTTATCCGAAATTTTTTTTAATTCCTCTAGGCAATCCCCTAGTATCAATTCATGTTTTGACAAGCAAAACCCCTATCTAGTGAACTGTAACTCCTTGAGGTACATTTAATAATTGTTCAATGCCAAAATCTTCCATGATGTGTGTTGAGAAATATCTACATTCAGAGAGATCGTTAAACCCTCCAAAGTGAACAACAACAGAGTTTGTGCTTTCCATAATATAAATTACTGCTGAGTAACCTTTTTTATCATCTTCAAAATCCATCATAAAAAATCCTTAATCTAGTTGTGTGTAAGTCCCATCAATATTAACAAGCCACCGATATTTAATTTGGTGCATATACCTTTTAAAAACCCCCTAAAAACTCAGGAAATAACCAATAAACAAAAGCATTTGATTGCTAATCAATTGGTATTGCTCAATTAATATTGTTTTTACTTACTTATTAAATCTTATGTTTCTTTGGTGTAACTTAATCAATCAATAACTATTGCAATCTCTAATCTTTTGGCAAATCTGCCAACTAATTCTATAAATGTACTGTATAAATTTAGGTTTGCAGCTTGAATAATTTTAACAATAAACCAGGTATTACTTAGCTTTTATTACTGCTGCCATTTAATTTCAATTGGTTTATCTCCACCATTTAGAGTTAATTTTGTATCTTTTCCATATCTAACTGGACTTAAAACACTAGATAACCACTTTGCATTAGATTGCATTTCTTTAATCAAATGAGCAAATGGCAAACTATTATCCATTTTTCCTCCATTTTCTAATGTAGTTATAGCATCTGTTAATTTATCTTGAGCTTGAGCAATAACCATTTCAATACCAATCTTTTTGCAAGTATAGTATTGATCTTGTAATTTTTCACTATCTTTTAATTTCTGGCTAAATGTACCCCAAGAAACCATTTCAGGATCTTTGCATATTTTTCTAATAGATTCACCATTACAGAGTCTATTTAAAATAGTCTTTTCAATTGTCTTATTATATTTAATATTTGCCATAGTTTATAATCGTTCTAATGTGTTTATTATGTTATATTTTTACAACAGTTGCATAATTGCAACAGTATTTTAATTCTATTTGTAGTTGTTTCTTTGATATTAATTAATTTAATATGATGTTATCATTTAGTTGACAGTATCTAGTTGCTCTGGTATTAATTAACTTAATATGTTTAAAAATAAAAATAATAAAGGAGCAGACAATATGAGTAATAAATATAATGGTTGGACTAACTACGAAACCTGGAACTGTAAATTATGGATTGATAACGATCAATCATTGTTTGAAAGTATAAGTGAGCATATTCATTTTTTGAGGAATTGTGGCAAAAACTACAAAAAAAATGATATTATTTATAAAACATCTCAATTTATAAAAAACCAACTTATAGAGCCATATCAACCAAAATTAAAGCCGTCTATGTATTTAGACATGCTTTCAGCAAGTTTAAGAGAAATTAATTACTATGAAATTTCTCAATCTATTTATGATGATTTATGGTCATGGGTTGATGATGCTCAAAAAAATAAAAATGTGGAGGTTGCACAATGAAAACTGAATTTATTTTATATGGTTTAAAACTTAATGAGCCAGATTATTTAGAAAGTATTATTCATACTTCTTTTAATCGTAATGAAATTAATAAAGTTAAAACTTTAGCAATTAAAAAAGGTTATGTAAAATTTAGAGTAGCAACTTTTAATGGTAAAGCTCCTAACTTTGCAGATCCTAAATTAATAAATGTAATGGAGGTAAAATGAATAAAATTGATACTACTATAAATTTTGGAGGATTCTATGAATCAATCCATAATGGAAATATAGAGTCTATGATTGAATCTTATTATGAAGATGGAAATTATCCAGAATATCATTTTGAAAATATAGATTATAAAAAGACTGAGCAATCTTATATTGAAGATTATTGCTCTAAATTTACTAATTATATTTTTAATGAATATGGAATTACCATTAATTTTAAGGATCTTAAAATTTGGAGTCCATTTGAATATAATTTTAACACTGACAAAATAGATTGCTTTGTTAGTAAATCTCAATCAAATAAATTAATCAATCACTTTAAATCTAATGATAATTTTTTAAAATTCTTAAAAGATCGGACTCAATCTTATGATGGTTATTGTTCATTTTATACATTTGATCAAGCTCTAAATAATAAAGATAATAAATTAATTATGTATTTATTAGAATTTTTATCAAATGAATTTAATGAAAAGCAAGTTGTATATGGTGAAATTGAATTTGAAATTCACCTATTAAAGGAGGTTAAATGAAATTAAATTATAAAAAAAAAGATTTAATCAAAATAATAAATGCTAGAAAAAATAAAGATTATAAACATTTGTTTAATCAATCTATTGAATTGTTATCTAGCATAATTGGTGAACTTCAAAAACAAAAAAACTTTGATTTTGATGAATGTCATGCAGATTTTTTAGATTGCTCACATACTGATGAATGTGATGATTTATTAAAGGAGGTTAAATGAAGAATAAAGATATAAATATTTATAAATTATTCTCTGCAACCTATAAAAATAGAAAGATGTTTTCTTTTATGGGTTTCGGTGAATTATCTATAATGCCTAAGGTTAATAAGCCTATAAGGCAGATTTCAAATGTTTATGAATTTCCGATTAAACAATACTACAACCAAAGAAAGAGAGTAAAATAAAATGTCAAATAAACCAATAACAGTAAAACAATTAATTAATAAATTAAAAAAGTTTGATGAAAATATGTATGTAACAGTAAATATACCTCACAAAATGTCGGAGGGTAGTGTTTGTATTTCTTATTTATCAAATTTTGGTGAGCAAGATTTCACTAATTATGTGGATATAGTTTTAGCAAGTTCTGGAGATAACATTACACAAATACCTAGTGATTGTTCAAAAGAAGTTTGGAATAAAACAACAACAAATCAAGTATAAACAACCAAAAAAAGATAGTCAAATAATGAAACAAGTATTATTTAATTTTTGGTTAATAGTTTTATGGTTTATGACTTTGCCATTAATAATAATGCTTGAAATGTTAAAAAAGAAAAAGGTTAAAAAAATGTTAGAAATAATAATAATAGCAGAGGTTATAATGATCTCATGGTATTTAATTAATCAATAGGAGCAAATATGAAAGAATATGGAATATCTTATGTAAAAAAAGATAACTATAAAGACAGTATAAATGGTTATAGTTTATATACAAAATTTTTAATGGGTTGGTCTGAAGATCATGTAGAAAAAAAATCTAAAATACCAATTAAAAATATTAGATCAATTTGGTTAATTAATAAGACCTAAATCTTAATTTTAGAAAGAAAGAGAGAGAGTTTAGATATAAGAAATAGGTCTTATTATGATTCAAATTAACTTAATACCGGAGAAAATGATTAAACCTAATATTAAGCAAAATTATACCAGATTTAGTACATTAATTTTTAATATTGTCAAGATATAGTGTTGCAAAAATACCATTATTTTAAAAAATATTTTTGACCTTTAGAATGATATAATTTTAATAATTCATATAAAGCAAGATAGTAATCATTTCTGACCTTTTCATGACTTGCCGGAAGAAAAAATTTCTGTAATTGCCTAAATGATCGTCTAATTGGAAAATTCCTTAATGCAATTATATCTCTATCTTTTTCAGTTGCTTTTACCAATAATAATATACAAAAATCATAGATTGCAATTTGTTCACCATTTAATCTAATTTTAATTTTAGGTTTATCTTGACCTTTATAACAATCTTTATCCTTACCAATTCCATATAATCTTTCAATTAAGGTAAACATTTCTGTCCTTTTATTTTTCATATTTAAAGGTGATGGCATATGTCTTTCTACATAAGTTGCAGTTTGAAAGTAATTATCTAATTGATCTACAGTTAATTTAGCCGGTATTGTCATTATCTTGTATTTCCTTTAAATATTGTTGGAATCTGTCTGAGGATAGGCTTTTCTGCTTGTTCTTAATGTCTTTTTGTTGGTAATAGCCTTTTCTATCCTTTTTAATCTTTGTAATTGCATTTGCATAAGGGATAGATTTATTTTTAACTAAATCCTTTATGATATTATTAATTTCTAATTTTCGGTCTTTCATTAGATAGACCACCTGCCAGACCTCAAATATAGAAATTCGTATATAGATATATATATTAGGTCTATATTAAGTATCGTTTTCAATACCTCCAATTTAAGTTTTTGATACCTCCAAAATTGTATAATCACTTAATAACCTTACCCATGTTAATAACATTAGGAGAACTTAAAGCTGCTTTCAGGTTGCGATTGTGTCTATTTTTAGACAAGGATATTTTTCTTCGTTTATTAGTATTATGTAATATATATTCTTGCATAGTAGGTTTATCGAAAACATAATGGCAAGTACCATTATTAATTTGTTTTCTAGCAAGTAGTCCAAAAAGAGTGAGTCGGTCAAGATACCTTATAAGAGTAGCCTTAGTTTTAATGCCGGTTCTTATCATTAAATACTTATGAGAAATCCTACACTTATTAGGAGCATTTTCGAAAGACTTACAGATAATATAGATTAACTTCTCATGTGAGTTTAAAGCTCTATTGTTTATTAAATCCTTATCTACCTTTTCAAAATATTTCACTTAATTTCCTTTTTAGCTGTAGATACTTCATACCAAGCCTTACAATTATCACACTCATACATACTTGTTATTGTGTATTCTGAATCTGTATAAATATCCTCTGAATCAAAATCATTATTCCATCTAACTTCGGTGTCGCAAAAAAAACATTTCATTTTTTTTCCTCCAATTCCTTTTCAATTTGTTCCATAGTCTTACCTAAAATATGGATCGCATAATGATCGCAGCAATAGTATTTACTACCCTCTTTTAAATCTGCTCCATTTTTACAGGAACAGCATTTTTTTTTACGATCTCCATACATATCTAATTCCATGATCCGTCTTTAAGTAAAAAAATTGGCGTTAGTTGTTCAATAGGGATTGAATAACAAGGTGGTCTAGCAAGACCAAAATCAGTTAAGTATTTATTATCACCTAATATGGTAGATGAATTTATAAAACCTTTTATTTGAAACTTTGGTGCCTCATCTTGAACAAAAATGTATAATTCATTTTTTTTTGCTTTAGGTCTTATGATTAATGAATTTAAATTTCTTACTTTTTTTGTTTGTGTTCTAACTTGTAATTTTAAATCTTTAAAAATTAAATCAGGAACACCACCAACATTACAATGATATTGAAATTTTATATTTAAAAATTTAGAAACTGCAACCTCACCCATAGCACCGGATATGGACTTTGCCATTTGATCGTTTAAAGATCCTTTATAGTTATAACCCCATTTTTCCTGATACTTTTCCGACTCTAAACAACGCAAAATTCCAAGATGAGCTGCTGATTGCATTTCATACAAATCAAGGGTTATGGTGTTATTCTCCATTAACACCTTTCTCTGTGCAGTAATGAAGTGCTATTGGCTTGTTTTTATAGGTATAATAACCCCAGACTTCGCCATTTCCCTCAGTATAATTAGGGTTTTCTTGCCATTTTCCTATGGTTTCTAAGGCTTTATCACAAGTAATATTAGATAAGCTTTTAGTAATAGGTACTTTTATAAGCTCTAAATGGCTTTCACTAGACAATACACCAAAAATTAAAACTAATATTTTCATATATTAATTTGATTTTAGTGAAGCAAATCAATTGAAAAACTATGCACAATTTTAATAGTAAAGCAACCCATTTAATAGATAATAAAATAATTTAATTTGATAGCAATTTTTCTTGATCTCTATGAGATAAATGATATTACTTTGATAACAAACGAATAACTTAATGAATAATAAACTATTAGAATATTCAGAAAAATTAGGCTATAAAAACTCTTTTATAGAAAGATATATGAAAAAAAATGATTTACTGCCTAAAGATTTTAGGTTTAGAAAAACATCATTAGACTTATTATTAAAAGAAACTAACAAAAAAATTTCAGATTTTATAAGAGATACTTATTTACCTAAAGAACAAAAAAATAAATTTGCTCAAATTTCTAAAATTTTAAATCCTAAAAAAAATGCACCTAAATATTTTACAGAAAATGATTTAGCAAATGATCTTGCACATTGGTTTAATACTATTTTAAATTTAGATGAGGTGGTTTCGGCAAACTATTTTATAGGAGATAATGTTCAAATTGAGTGTATTGGTGAGCTTTTTGGTAATGGACAAATAGGAATACATAAAATTAAAGATCGTCATAAGATAGATATTCACCCAAAATATGCTTCTTTTCAAGCTATTGAGTGTTTAATAGATTCTAAAATAGGTTTAATGATGTTATTTAAACCATCAAAAAATATTGATCGTAACGCAAATAATAGAACTGTTATTTGTCAGGATAAAAAAACAAAAATTATTTGGTTTGGATTTTTAGAACCTCAATCAAATGGTAGATATAATATTTTAGATAAATCGCAATCTACAGGAAAAACAATCGGTAAATTAGCTGAAAATATACAGTTATCATGGTGTGCTGAAGTAAAAGCTGCCTATTATCCTACTATTTTTAACACTTAACACCAGATTAATTAAGTTGACTTCAGATTAACTTTACATTATTGATTTGTTTATATGGCGAATCACTTAAAAATAATTGGTGAAGCATACGAAAAGTTTAAAGACACTAATACATCTGTGTCTGCAAATAAAGAACCTCATTCATTAAGAGCCATGAAAAGATATTTTCTTACAAAAGAACAAGCTAACAAATGTAGTAACGCATCATTAAAAGCAGGAACAATTGGTCATAATATTGTTGAAAAATGTTTGAATAAAAATCTTACAGTTGATGAAGTTTTTGCAAGTGATGAAATACAAAAAGAAATAGATGCTTATTTTCCCATAGATAAAACAGATGAAATGAAATTTAAATTTGCAATAAAATTTTTACCACAAACTGCAAACAATCATTTAGAAAATTTTAAAGAACTACCTAAACAGAAATGGAAAACAGAAGTTGAATTTATTAAATGGATTGAGCCAGTTAATGTTCCTTTTAGAATGTTTATAGATGCTTTCGGCAAAACACATATCAACGATATTAAATACAAATTACCTGGTGTTAAATTTGCACCACTTAAAACAAAACAAACAAAAGAAAATCCTAATAGAATTGGTGATTGGACTTGTTCTCACCCTAAATTAGATGAGAGGGTTTTTACATCAGATTTAATGCAAATTGCACTTTACTCACACACTACAGGATTAAAACCATCATTAAGTTATGCAAGTGCAAAAGAAAGATATTTATTTACAGAGGATAATTGTGAAGAATTAAAACCAGAAAATTTAAAGTTATGGCTTAATGAATTAATTGCTTATGAGATTGCTTGGGAGAAAAAACTTAAAGCTGCCAATGGTTCTGTAGCAGAGTTATTATGGTTAAATATACCTGACTTTTCAGATATTCGTAAAAAAAGTTTTTGGTGGAACTCAATACCAAAAGAATACATGGAGAATTATTTAAAAACTTATGTCTGATATGGGAATTATAAAACCTTTAAGAGATAGAGTTAGAGATTTAGAAACTATTAATGAAGTTCATCAAAAAGAGAATGGTCAGCTTAGAGTAGAAATTCAAGACAAAGATAAAATTATTAAAGAACTTACAGAAAGAATAAATAACCCAACAAAAAGAATGAGAGATCAAGGAGAACTATGAAAGAAAGAAATTTAAGAGATGCCATACAACAATTTAAATCTGGTATTAAACAAACTGATTATGGCAAAGTAAAAGGTAATAGAGATTATCTTAGTGTTGCTTACAGATTAAAATTTTGCAGAGAATATTTTGGTGAATCAATGTCAATACAAACAGATAGTATAGAACTTTCTAATGGTTCTCATAAATTTAAAGCAAACATTTTTTTAAATGACAAGTTGGTTAGTGTTGGAGAAAGCAAACAAATGTCTAACAAAGAAAAAGATTTTGAAAAAAGTCAAACTGTATCTATTGGTAGAGGACTTTCTTTATTAGGTTTTTTTGGTGATGAGATAGCATCTAAAGATGAAATGGAAGTTTTTTTACAAGATGACAAACCCTTTGATAATAAAAAAGAATTACCTAAGACAAAAACTAATGGCAAAACTAAATCACCAAAAATATCTGCTGATGAATGGATTGTTGTTATGCAAAACGCAGCACAAAACGAAACATCAGTTGGTAGATTTGAAAAAAATTTAAATCCTCTAAGAAAAGAGTATTTATCAGAACTTCATCAAATAAATTCTGATCTCATTCAACAAGCCAGAGTAGATCAAGAAGAAGTTTCACTACATAAACAAATAAACAAAAGGAAAGATAACAATGAGTGAATACGATAATTCAGCAGCACTTTGGAAAAGACAAGCAAGAGATACAGATGTAGCTGGTAAAAAATATCCTGCGTATCAAGGAAATATAACTGTTGGTGGTAAGAAAATGAATCTTGCTGCATGGTTAAATACAGAAAAAACCAAAGAGGGACAACCAGATATTAGTTTAAAAATTTCTGAGATTGTTGCTAAAAAAGAGGAGCAACCATTTTAATGAAAGATCATATCAATCCTCAACATTACAAAAAGAGCATTGAAACTTATGATGCAATTTCATCTCAGCTTTCACCAATGGAAATCATTGGTGGGTTGAGGTGGCAGATTTTAAAATACACCATGAGATTTGGTTCAAAAGAAAATGGAACTGTTGATGCTTGTTTAACCGATATTAGCAAAGCTGAATGGTACACAAATAAATTAATTCAATATTTAAATGATCTTAAAAAACAAGGATTGTTTATTGGTGAGCCTGACAATGTTGCCGAACTATTTAAGAAAGATAAATAA